CTAAGTTAATCAGTGATGAGATGGGGGAGTTGTACCCTAAATCCTGGATTGCATTACAGGCGTACAGCAGATGAGTGAACAGTACTGTACAACAAAAGGATTAGGGTGGGCTTTCCTAGTATGTGTATTATTTATACTAGGTGTACCTGTGGGTATGTGGTTAGCGTTGGAAGGATCGTCATGGTACGAGACATTCAGCATGATGAACCCGATGTTTTAATAAGGGATTGTAGATGATGATAGCTAAAGAGATAACACACAAACCATGTCCTCATGTGGAGTGTGACAGTTCAGATGCCTTTGCTTTTAATTCTGAGAAGAAGACAGGTTTCTGTCATAGTTGTGAGAGAACATACCCAATGAAGGGAATGAACTTGAAGTCATGGGCAAAGGATGAGTATCCGTTGGAAGAGATAACAAGAACACTGAAGACTACAGAGATAGAAGGACTTGGTGATTACGTTACCTATCGTGGTGTACGTAAAGATGTAATGGAGTTCTTCGGGGTGCAGACGTTTGGTTTCAATCAAGTGTACAAGTATCCATCAGGATTCAGGAAGGTACGTAACACAAAGGAGAAGAGTTTCAAGACAGACAAGGGATTTAAGACTGATGAACTATTCGGTATGGACAAGTTCAATGCAGGTTCATCAAGGTCTGTGGTTGTATGTGAAGGTGAGCTAGATGCTATGTCTGCTTTCCAAATGCTCGACAAGAAGTATCCTTGTGTGTCTGTTCCTAGCGCAACACCTAACCAGAAACTCTGGCAGGGTAAGTCAAAGGAATGGATTGATAGTTTCGACAGGATTGTGTTGTCAGTAGATAACGATGAGGCAGGTAGGGCATTGGCTACCAAGATAGGAGCACTCTTCCCGAAGAAGACTTATCAGATTATACACGACAAGTACAAAGATGCTAACGAGTTTCTTGAGGGTAATGCTAAACCAAGTTACGCTGCAGCATTCTACAATGCGAAGAGGTACACACCAGATAACATTCGCAGTACACCTGAACAGTTCCTTGAGTTGTTCGAGAAACAAGACGATGCTATCTTTGTATCAACAGGCATTGAGTCCTTTGATGATGTAGCCTTGGGTCTAATGCAAGGACACTTCACTGTGTTTCAAGCACCTGAAGGTATAGGTAAGACTGAGTTCATGCGGTACTTGGAACACCATGTACTGACTGAGCACAAGGATACATCCATTGCGATATGTCACCTCGAAGAAACAGAAAAAAGAAGTGTGTTAGGTTTAGTTTCTTATGATCTAAACATGAACTTGACACGTAAAGATTTAATACAAGAACACGACATGGAAGAAGAGGTCAAGCAATCTATCATCGATCTAACCAAAGATGAGAGACTATACCAGTTTCAGATTGCTGTTGACGAAGACCCTATGGACATCTTAGAAAAGATAAGATACTTTAGGGAAGCTTGTGGTGTAAGCTATGTATTCTTTGAACCGATACAAGACTTAGCTTACTCACGTAAAGGTGATGAGACAGTAGAGAAATGGTTGTCTGGTTTATCAGTGCAGCTATCTCGACTAGCCTCAGAACTTAATGTGGGTATCGTAACCATCGCCCATGAGAATGATGATGGACAGGTACGAGATTGCAGAACCATTGCGAAACGTGCATCTGTTGTAGTTAAACTAGAACGTGATAAGATGGCAGAGGATCGTGATGAAAGGAACACGACAAAGCTCTTACTCGTCAAGAACAGACCTGCAGGAAAGACAGGGTTCGCAGGAAAGCTCATCTTCAACGAAGCAACCTTTAAACTCTCAGAGGATAGAGGACGATGGAGCTAATCCGTTCGACGATGTTACACACTGGATAGGGGAACTTGATGATAGTATTCGCAGACATAGAAACAAACGATCTAAACGCAGATAAGTTGTGGTGTATTTGTGTTAAAGAAAAAGACACAGGTAAGACACATGAGTTTCTTAACCTACATGAAGATGAAGTAGAGCGTACTAGATTCAAGGACTACGCTAAGAAAGTAACACGATGGGTAGGGCATAACTTCATTAACTTTGACGCACCTGTAATCAACAGACACTTAGGTAACGTGATAAGTATGTCGAATGTCGTAGATACGCTAGTCGTTTCTATGCTAATAGACTTCGGTATTGGATCACACAAGTTGGCTACATGGGGAGAAAAACTAGGCTACCCTAAAGATGATTTCAAAGACTTTCAGGGTGGCCTAACTCCAGAGATGTTAAAGTATTGTCACAGAGATGTAGAGGTAACAGAGAAACTATTCAATCACTTTTCCCCACATGTTATGTCACAGGCATGGTCACAGGCAATGAGACTAGAGCATGATGTAGCAATCATATGTCAGGAAATGCATGACGGTGGGTTTGAATTTAATATAGATGTTGCAAATAAGTTACACTTAGATATTACTAAGAGACTACAAGAACTAGAGGAGAGAATACATCAAGCATTCCCACCAAGACTAGAGTTAATAAAGACTATCAAGTACAGAGTCAGAGAAGATGGTGGTCTGTTTAAGAACGTAGAGAAAGCACTCGAAGAGTTTCCTGAGACTAAGATAGAAGAGGATATGCTAGAGTGTTATGACTACGTATCGTTCAATCCTGGATCGACAAAGCACAGAGTAGAGAGACTATGGGAAGCAGGGTGGAAACCTACAGATAAAACGAAAGGACACATCAAAGCTATACGAGAAGACAACAAGGATAAACTAGAACACTACGGTTATTATGGTTGGACTGTATCTGAGGAGAACCTCAAGACACTGCCTGACGATGCCCCTGAAGGTGCTCAAGCTTTAGCTGAATGGTTAACACTGGAGGGAAGAAGAAGCACACTTGCTGAGTGGATACAGGCTTTCTCAAATAGCAATGACAGTTGTATACACGGACAGTTTTTACACATTGGTTCATGGACAGGACGCATGGCTCACAGACATCCTAACATGGGTAACATACCAAGTGTCTTTCACGGTGAACCGAAGAGTGCAGTAGAGAGAGTGAAGAAAGATTATGATGGAGACTTCAGAGATTTATGGACAACACCTGACGGTTGCTATCTTGTGGGTACGGATGCTTCAGGAATCCAACTTCGGATACTGGCTGACATCATGGAGAGTAAGCAGTACGTTAAGGCGATTATCGAAGGGAAGAAAGAAGAAGATACGGACATACATAACCTCAACCGTAAGGCATTGGGTCTAAAGCATATCACAAGAGACATGGCTAAGACTTTTATATATGCGTTCTTACTTGGAGCAGGTACACAAAAGATTGCTCAGATACTAAAGACTAATGCAAGAGAAGCTAATAGAGCAGTGCATAACTTTACGAATAGCATTGAAGGTTTATCTAGACTACGAAGCATAGTGATACCAGACATAGCTGAACGTGGGTACTTCAAGGCATACGATGGACGCAAGGTTTTTGTACCTAACCAACACAAGACACTGGCAGGTATGTTGCAGAACGGTGAGACTTTAGTAATGAAATACGCAACAAGACGATGGAGAGAGATAGCAGACAGAGAAAAGATAGACTACAAGATATGTACTTGGGTACATGACGAATGGCAAACACAAGTGAGAGGTGGTTTAGATGTTGCTGAAAGACTAGGAGAGATACAACGTGACGCAATCAAGTGGGCAGGTTTACATCTAGGAATCATGTGTCCACTAGAAGGTGAATCTTCGATAGGAAAATCTTGGAAAGATACACATTAACACTTGACACTAATAAAATTATATAGTAACATATAAGTATGGCTTTAGTAAAAAGGAAGGATAACCCATGCCTAAGACAATATACAAAGAAGTAAAAACTGTAGGTCAAATTGAATGGCCTCGACTCAACGAAGAGAATCGTGATCTAACAGGGTACGGTGGAGCATACGAGAAGTCTGAGGGAGCATACACTGTTAATCAAATCCTAGATAAAGAGGGTATGAAGTCTCTCAAGGATTCAGGTTCTCAGAAGCAACCTAACCAGAACCGTATGATTGATGGTGAGATTGTAGTCAAGTTTGTACGTCCACATAAAGTTCTCAAGAAGGATGGTACTGAGATTCCACAAGCAGGTGGAGCACCAAAGGTTACAGATAAGGATGATAACATTTGGACTGAAGACATGGGTGTAATCGGTAACGGAACTCTTGCTGAGTGTACTAATTTAATCACAACCTTTACTGGAAGTGATGGTCAACAGTACAGCCGTACAAGTTTAGTTGGTGTTAAAGTTCTTGAACTAGAAGAGTACGTCAAAGAGAACGAAGCAGTAGGATTCTAAATGAAAACCATTGATACACTAATTGCTGACATGCAAGAGGTTATCAAGGGTCAAGGTGGGTGGTCTGGAACACAAGGTTCTATTCTAGGCTCCAACATTTCTCTTGTAGCTAACAAGCGATTCAGTAAACCGCAAGAACCAAGAGGCTACCTGTCTCTATCTTCTATTGGAACACCATGCAAAAGGAAACTATGGTACAAAGTAAACACACCTGAAGAAGCTATACCTTTAGAGTATAACGCATTACTAAAGTTCTTTTATGGTGACATGATAGAAGAGCTTGCGTTAACTATGGCTATAGCTGCAGGGCATGATGTAAAAGGACAACAAGACAGACTAGACGTACATGGTATCAAAGGACATCGTGATGCGGTGATTGATGGCATGACTGTTGATGTCAAGTCTTGTAGTCCATACGCCTTCAAGAAGTTCAAGGAAGGTACTTTGCGTAATGATGATCCTTTTGGGTACATCAGTCAGTTAAGTAGCTACGTCTATGCAGGTAAGGACGATGATAAGGTTACTAACAAAACGCAAGGTGCTTTCCTAGTTATCGACAAACAGAATGGTCACATATGTCTTGATGTCTATGACTTTACTGAGGAACTAAAGACTAAAGAACAGGAGATGCTTGATGCTAAAGAACTTGTATCAGGTGATCTAACTGCAGAGCGTCAACAGAAAGTACCTCAGTCTAAGACAAGTCCTAACTCTAAGTTACCAATGATGTGCAGTTACTGTGAGTTCAAGAAGAAGTGTTGGCCTGAAGCACGTAAGTTTATCTACAGCTATGGTCCTGTGTTCTTAGTAGATGTAAGATCAGAACCTAAAGTGCCAGAGGTTTCTATGGATGAAAGTTAAAGTAAGACAGAGAGCATTGAGGGCAGGTTACAGATCAGGACTAGAACAAGACACTGCAAAGTTCTTAAAGAAAAGAAGAATAGGTTTTACATACGAAGAGATGAAGATCAAATGGATAGACCCTAAGATCAAGACCTACACTCCTGACTTTGTATTAGACAACGGTATAATCATTGAGACTAAAGGAAGGTTTATATCTCCTGATCGTGCCAAACACTTAGCAGTTCGTAATCAACACCCTGAGTTAGATATACGGTTTGTGTTTACAAATAGTAAATCAAAGCTTTACAAAGGAAGTAAAACAACGTATGGTATGTGGTGTAACAAGTATGATTTTAAATACGCTGACAGGTATATACCTGAAGCATGGCTAAAGGAACCAAAGAGATGAAACTTACTTTACATAAAGTTATTCGAGAACCATTTGAGTATCCTGAACTAATCGATAACACTACAGGAGATAACCCCATCTGTGTTGTTTACTTATCTGAGTTCAACGGTAAGGTAGAAGAAACAGAAATGTTATACAGTACGTTTGATGAAGCTTACGAAGAATCTAATAGAGTGAATAGAACTATAGAAGGTGTTGTTATAGAGAACAGCGATTTATATGATGCTTAGAAAAAGAAAAACAGTATTAGTTTATACATGCGCTCACGCTGATCCAGGAACAAGCAATGAAAGATTTGATTGGCTAGGTGCGTTTATCTACGACTTGAAACCAGATTATGTTGTAGACTTAGGTGATGGTGCTGACATGCGTAGCTTGAATAGCTTTGATACAAAGTATCCTCAAGCAATAGTGTCTCAAGGTTATGAACGTGACATCAACCACTACAACGATTCACAGGAGAGGTTACGTTGGAAGTTCAGACATCACAAAAGAAAGCGTCCATACTGGATAGGGTTCGAGGGCAACCATGAGAATAGAGTCAAGAAAGCTATCGCCCATGATCCAAGACTTCAGGGAGAGAAGTACGGGATTTCCTTCGGGCATCTTCAAACGAAGCAATGGTTTGACGAATACCATGAGTACCGTAATTCAGCCCCCAGTATCGCTGATTACGATGGCGTATCTTACGCTCATTTCTTTGGTGCAGGTAATTATGGCACACCTGTCTCTGGTGTTCATCATGCTTACACCTTACTACAAAACAGGAATCACAGTTCTACTTGTGGTCACAGTCATAAACGTAGTATGTATTTCAAAGATTCTGCACATCCTAATTCGATTATCGGGCTTGTCGCAGGGTGTTTCAAAGGCTCTGAAGAGTCATGGGCAGGTCAGTCAAACAATGAATGGTGGAAGGGTGTTGTAGTAAAACGTGAACTAGAGAACGGTGTGTATGAGCCTGAGTTTATTTCACTAAGCACCATCCGTAAACTCTATGGGGGGAAGGATGTTTGATTACGAGGGGCAGTTAGATTTATTAATAGAAAGCTATGGATTAGCTCAGTTATTAGAACAGAATGATATAACAGAGAACGTTGTTCTTGGGTTGTTGATTGAAAGAGGAGACATAGACTTGGGGGATTACTTCTTCAAGGACATGCCATTTGATATACTAGAAGAGGAGTTAGAATATGATAAGTGAATCTTGGGAATACTACAAAGAAGTTTACAAAGACATGATGAGTCTTGGTCAGTATCAGAGTGCTGCAGCTAAGACTGCAATGTACAAACATAATCACAAGGTACTTTACCCTGCACTTGGACTAGCAGGTGAAGCAGGTGAGGTAGCTAACAAAGTAAAGAAGATGTTACGAGATGATAACCTAGATAAAAATGCTATTGCATCTGAGATAGGAGATGTCTTGTGGTACGCAGCTATGTTGTCTAAAGATTTAAACATAGAACTACACGATGTAGCTATGAAGAATCTAGAGAAACTATATGATCGTAAAGAACGTGGAACTATACAAGGGGATGGTGACGAAAGATGAGCAATTATCTACCAACAGACTACCAAGCATTCATTCACACATCACGCTACGCTAGGTGGTTGGATGAAGAACAAAGACGTGAGACATGGGGTGAGACAGTAGATCGATACATGTTTAATGTTGTTCGTTCGTTGGTAGATTCTAGTATTTGTAATGAGATAGAACAAGCAATACTATCTCTTGAAGTAATGCCAAGTATGAGAGCAATGATGACTGCAGGTGCAGCCTTGGACAGAGACAACACTGCAGGGTACAACTGTAGTTACCTACCCGTAGATGATCCTAAGTCCTTCGATGAGGCTATGTTTATTCTGCTCTGTGGTACTGGTGTTGGCTTCAGTGTCGAGAGGCAGTTCGTTTCTAAGCTTCCAGAGATACCAGAACTCTTCGAGAGTGATACTACCATTGTGGTAAAGGACAGTAAGGAAGGGTGGGCTAAAGCTCTTCGACAAGTTATTGCTCTTCTCTATAGTGGTGAGGTTCCTAAGTGGAACGTTAGTAGGGTAAGACCTGCAGGTGCTAGGCTGAAGACGTTTGGTGGACGTGCTAGTGGACCTGCTCCTTTGGTTGACTTGTTTAACTTTGTAGTACATGTATTCAAAGAAGCACAAGGACGTAAGCTATCAAGTATCGAAGCACACGACATCATGTGTAAGATAGGTGAGGTTGTAGTAGTAGGTGGTGTTAGACGTAGTGCTATGATCAGTCTATCTAACCTATCAGATGATAAGATGCGACACGCTAAGTCAGGTGAGTTTCCTGCTCATAGATACTTAGCTAACAACAGTGTAGCATACGTAGAGAAACCAGATAGTCTTTCATTCATGCGTGAGTGGATGGCTCTAGTAGAATCAGGAAGTGGAGAGAGGGGTGTATTCAATAGACAAGCAAGTAAGAATCAAGCTGCGAAGAATGGCAGACGTGATCCTAACTACGACTTCGGAACTAATCCGTGTAGTGAGATTATTCTTAGGCCGTATCAGTTCTGTAATCTTACAGAGGTTGTTGTCAGGGCTACGGATACTGTGGACGATCTGGAGCGAAAAGTCCGTTTGGCAACAATACTGGGAACTATCCAATCCACATACACCAACTTCCCCTACTTGCGTAAAGTGTGGCAGAGAAATACAGAAGAAGAACGACTGCTTGGTGTGTCATTAACTGGGGTCCAAGACAACCCACTTATGACTTTAAAGAACAAAGGATTAGATAAGACACTAGAAAGACTTCGTGAGGTTGCAGTAGCTACTAATGATGAGTGGTCTAAACGTCTTGGTATTAATTGTAGTACAGCTATAAGTTGCAACAAACCATCGGGAACTGTCTCCCAACTTGTTGACTCTTCTTCTGGTATTCATGCTAGGTATAGTCCTTACTATGTACGAACAGTAAGAGGTGACAACAAAGACCCTCTCACTCAGTTTATGAAAGATCAAGGCATACCAAGTGAGCCGTGTGTTTACAAACCAGATCAGACTACAGTGTTTAGCTTTCCAGTACAAGCACCAACCAATGCTGTAGTAACATCTGACTTGTCAGCTATCGATCAGTTAGAAACGTGGTTGATGTATCAACGTCATTGGTGTGAGCACAAACCTAGCGTGACAATCAACGTCAAGAAAGATGAATGGTTTCAGGTAGGTGCGTTTGTTTACGAACACTTCGATGAGATGAGTGGTGTAAGTTTCTTACCATACGATGATCACATCTATCAGCAAGCACCTTACCAAGAGTGTACTAAAGATGATTACAAAGAACTTATTAAGACAATGCCTAAGAGTATTGATTGGACTAAGTTATCAGAGTATGAGTTAGAAGATACGACTAAGTCTAGTCAAACATTTGCATGTACTGGGGAGTCGTGTGAGATTGTAGACATATCAGCATAGGAGATTGGATGGCTAATTGTGAATGGTGTGAAAGGTTGTTAGATGATGATGGTGTATGCGGTGAGTGTAGTGAGAGTGGTACAGATCAAGTAAACAACCCTGTCCACTACAACCACAGTGGGATAGAATGTATACAAGCTATCGAAGCTATGACTGAGAACATGTCTGGTAGTATAGCACCACATGCCGCCAATGTTCTCAAGTATCTTTGGCGTTGCGAGTATAAGAATGGTTTAGAAGATATAGACAAAGCTATCTGGTATCTCAATAGACTACGCAAGAGATGGACTGATACACATAAGTAAAGAAAAAACCCCCTTGGATTTCTCCTTGGGGGTTTATTTTATTTCTTTTTTCTTTTCTTACCAGAGGCGGTCACTGACCACTTGACTCTCTTTGGTCCTGTTTTCTTTCTGGCTTCACTCTTTGATATTTTTCCTGCAACTGCTTTAGGTCTACACGCAGGGTAGCCTCTGCGTTTATCTTTCTTCCCTGACCTTCCACACTTTTTACCTGTCTTGACATCACGCCAATCCTCTTTGAACCATTTACCTAGACCTTCTTTAGCCATATTACTTCTTCTTCTTTACTCTGTTGTCCTTGCCTTTCCAACCACCACCTTTAGACTTATACCACTTAGCAGCCCAAGCATTTGCGTATGCTGAAGGATAGACCTTGAACTTCTTCTTAGCTTCTGCCTTGGCTCTAGACCACAGAGCAGGTTTTGTAGGTGTAGGACTCGCCATATTAACCTACCTTACAGTTACAGTCAGGACCGCAATTCTTATTTAAGATTGCACACCCTATTCTTTTTAAATATCTCCATAACCATTTTACTATCTTCATGTTGAAACTCCTATTTCTACACATGTACCTTGTGAAAAGACACCTCTTGAAATAAACATATCTACCATATTACGCATCTCTATACGACATTCTTCTCTAGTTCTGTATAAGTTTTCGTTGTTGACTGTCAGAGTACACGTTGCTGAATTGGTAGGTGACATACAGAACATTACTATAGCTAACCACATCAGAAGTTAAACTTAGCCCCTACAGTTACATCACCAAACTCTAGGTCTGCATCTGTTGAAACTTCAGTATATAGATTGATGTTTGTACTAGGTACTTCGTAGTCTGCAGTGAAATCTAGACCTTGAAAGATGTTTCCTTCTTCTAGCTCTAACATATCAATATCAGTAGCTACACTTAGACCAATACCCAATGCAGTTATTCCTGCAGATGGGGTCAGTTCCCATTCCCATTCTTCTACACCAGTAGTGTAGTTTAGGTCAGTCTCTGCACCTATCGACAACGTTTGCCCTACTACAGAAAAATCCATAGATGATACCTTAGTTGCTGCTATCGCAAGAAAGCCCATTACCGTTACTATACTAATAGTTATTGTCTTCATTGTATTTATCCTTTTACCATTTTACTTTAGCAGCCCAATACGCTGCACTCATCTTTCCCTTTTTAATATTCTTAGCATGTCGTGCACGAAAAGCCTTATTCCTAGCTGAACCTTTAGGGCTTCCTCTGACACCTTTCTGACCAAACCTGATAACAGTTTCTTTTCCATTGACACAAGCCTTTACTACATGAGATTTAGTAGGATGTTTGGGTGTAGCTCTAGGACTATTACACTTCATCTTTGACTTGTTAAGCCGTGCTGCCATTTTTCTTTCCCCTTAGTGTTGCTATAAGAGTAAGTAAACCACGTCCCATTTCCTGTGGACTAGGTGCTAACCAACCTAGTACTAGAAGTATCAATACCCAGGGTGGTATCTCATTTATATTTATGTTCTCCACACTATCAGTACTTACTTTATTCTTATCGTTACTTTGATTTAGGTTCCCTTCAAGAGTCTGTAAGCTAATCTCTTGATCTGTATTTGTAGAGTTACCTACTGTCTGTGAGTTTGTTTTACCTGCCTGTGTATTAGCATTGACACTAGGTCCACCTCCACCACCAAGTAGGTTCATAGGATTCAACATGCAACCTGCTAGTAGGCTACCTAGAATCAGACTTGCTATAAGATTCCTCATGGATTACCCTCGTTGGAGTTACTGTTGTCTTAGATTCTTTACCCATCCATATACCAAAGCACCCTGTCAGAGCACCCATACAGACTGACACCAGACCTGACTGTTGTATTGTCGGATCAGGCAAAGCCATATACCAATGAACAGCCTGATATGTTAGTATAGTTACAGCCAACATCATTAGCCTTGGTATAATTTTCCAATCATCAATTACTGTGTGTGCCATTATTCCTCGCATACTTTATAGCAATGTTTTTACTACGAGTAATTATTATAACATTACCGTTCTTATCATATACTACAAACTTATTATTTACTTCTATCAACCTCAAAGCAATGTACCGCTGATTTACTATTCGTTACCATCACCCTTGCTCTTACCATCTCTTCTTTACAGGCTTCTTCTGATCCGTATGTACCTACTTGGTAGTACTCGAACTCATTCGTTCCCACTATGAACTGCATCCACACTAGGAACCACATCACCATCTACCTTGTTGTTTGCCGATGAAGTAGAATACCAATAGTAGCAAGCCGCCCCCAAGGATAAACATAACACCACCGATACCGAAATTAATAATCGCATCTACTCTCTCCTGTTTCTTGTAAAGTTCTTCTTTTCTTTGTCTACGCATTTTAGCTTCAATCTGTAAGACCTCTTCCCACGCACTAGGTCCGTAGTTCCAAGATATATGATCTTTTATCTCAGCCCTCATTTGTTCCATCTTCTTCTTGTTAGCAAATATCTCTAGAGCAGTCTCTTCGTCACTACCTTTGAATGTCTGCTTCCACCAAGGAGGATTCTTTTCTCGTTCCTCTAAGTTAGTAAAGTCAGAGAAAGCTTTACCCCAATTGGCAAGCTGACCTGTCATTTCTTGCAAGTCTTTACCTGCACCAATAGCACCCTTCAATGCTTTGAAAGCACCTGATGCCATCATAACACAACTTACTGGGTCCATTACTTTTCTCTTAGTGCTTGTTCTATACTATCTAGTTTATTAAAGATTGCCTTGACAGTTTCTTTTAGTTCTTTCATCTCTCTGTCGTAGGCTAACCTATTAGCTTCATACTGTGCTTGGAGTACTGCAATGTCTCTTTCATTCTTACTTGACTTCATAAACAAAAACCAGACAATTCCTGCTAAAGGAGCGACTAACCACTGCATTATAAGTTCAAGCATCTCCATTACATCAACTCGAAATGTGGGGCATCGATGAAAGGTCT